TCATCGCACTCTGGAACGACTCCGAGAGGCTGTCCCATGCCTGCTCGAAGCCTTTGCGCATATCGCCCCAGGCGGCGTCCGATGCCTGCTGCGCCTCCTTCATCTTCGCCTCGGCCTCGTCGCGCTGCTTGCGCATTTCCGCAAGCTGCTTCTCGTATTTGATCTTCGCATCGGCCTCCGCTTCCTTGGCGTTTGCCTGCATCTTGTCGATCTCTGCGTTCCACTTGTCGATATTTGCCTTTGCCTTCTCCACATACGCGTCACGATCAATCATCGTCTTTCTCCCCGGTTCTGAAGTTGAAATGAATGCACATCATAGCCGGAAAATGAGGTCTGTGGAAATTTGAAGCTGAAACTCGACATTGATCCCGACCTCGTGGCCATGATGGCCGCTGAAATCAAGGCGGGGGAAAAGGCCGTCAGCGCCGCGATGCGAGAGGCCGGAGCCGGGCTCAAATCGGACTGGCGGGCACAGATCACCGGTGCTGGGCTCGGGCGGCGGCTGGCGAATTCGATCCGCAGTCAGACCTTTCCGAAATCAAGCAACAGCCTGAACGCGGCGGCGTTGGTCTGGTCGAAGGCACCGGAGATCATTGGGGCGCATGACACCGGGCCGCTGATCCGCTCGAAGGATGGGTTCTGGCTGGCAATTCCGCTGCCCGCCGCAGGCAAATCTACGCGCGGTGGGAGGATCACCCCCGGCGAATGGGAACGGCGGCGCGGGCTACGCCTGCGGTTCGTCTATCGGCGGACGGGTCCCAGCCTGCTGGTTGCCGAGGGGCGGCTGAACACGAAGGGCCAAGCCGTGGTGTCGCGCTCGAAGACCGGGCGCGGAAAGGTCACAGCGCCGATCTTTCTGCTGGTGCCGCAGGTCAAGCTGTCGAAGCGGTTGGATCTCGCGCGGGATGCAGAGCGGGCGCTGGATAGCGTGCCGGGGCTGATTGTCGCGAACTGGGGTGAATAGGCCGGTTTGATGAACGCCCCATGAGTTGATCTTTGTGTCCGCTGGGAACCGATAAGCTGTCACTCAATATTGCCGACCCAGAACTCCATTTTGCTTGAAGCATTTCCAGTGTAGTGTGGCCCCATCGTCTTCGTCGAGGAGGGTAAGCAATGAGCGATTTGACGGCGATGGGAGAACTTTTTCGCATCCTAAATAATCTCATAAAGCGAAGAAAACTAGCGCGCGCAAAAATTTTTGCCGATGAAGTTAAACCCCTACTTGAAGACTTGCAGAAAACTCATACGGAGTTTTTGTGTCTTATCAAGGAGATGGAACATTCAATTGCGTATTTCAATAGTGAGTCAGAACGACAGCCAAACGTCAGCACACACCTTGAAAACCAACTCAAGTTATGGAGGAATAAGCAACTCCGGCTTGAGGAAAGACGCGGTGGGCGAGTGTTAACTCATGCAAGAGCAAAAGAGCGAGCCTCCGCCTACACAGCCAATATAGCTAGAAAGATAGCTCTAACCCCTACTGAGAAAAAAACGGTTTTCACATTCTTTTTGAGTGTTGCCGAGTACTTTGAAGCTACACCGAGTATCTACAACCACAAGATGAGAGATTGCGTTAGGCAGTTGGCCGGAATATTTGAGCTGGCGCTTAAAAATGGGTACGAAAAGAGAACTTATAAAGAAAATGTCACCAAACTTTTGGGCAAACTAAAAGAGCAAGAATATCTACTAGCAAATAGATGGAGCATTATTGCCAGCAATTTTGCGCGCGTTGAGGCGTTCTTGATCGATGATTTCTCACCACAACCTCGAAGTCCCGCCCATTAGCCCAGCGTTGGCTATACGTTACATGACCATCTCGCAAGGATCGCAATTGACCAGTTCACGCTGGTTAGCGCTAATAATATTTGATCAATGCGAGTGAACTTTCGGTACGTTCAGAATGGGACTTCAATAGGATCTCACATAAGACCGAATGGACGTTTTTTTACCTTGAGGATGAAGCGAACATGCCCACCCTGCGTGAAACCATCCTCATCGCGCTGTACGCGCGACTCTCGGCGTTGCCAGCCACCGTTCTGCGCGGTGAGGTGCTGCCCGAGCGCGTCACGGACGATGGCCTGATGATCCTGCGCGACGGCGAGCCGGGAGAGCCTGAGGTCACGCTCTCACCGCTCCGCTATCACTACCAACATCGCGCCGAGATCGAGGCGGTCGTTCAGGGCGCTGACCGTGACGCCGCCTTCGACACGCTGACCGCAAGCATCGGCGCAGCTATCCTGGCTGACCGCACACTGGGCGGCCTCTGCGACTGGGTCGAAGCGGAAGCGCCGCGCCCGGTCGATCTGCCTGTCGAAGGTGCGGCCAGCCTGAAGGCAGCCATCATACCGGTGATAGTCCACTATTCTACCGATGACCCGCTCAGCTGACTGATTCGGCTTTTCAGGTTTCGCGCACGATCTGGCGTGAACAGGACGAATTCATCTCCGCACCACTCTCGATGGTCAGGGTCTGGTAGAGGATTTCGCCAGAAACTTTTGCGCTGGAGTGCAGTTTGACATCCCGGCCATGGATATTTCCTTCGAGACGACCTTTTACGGCGACGCTGTCGGCATGCAGTTCGCCGATGACAGATCCGTTCGCCTCGATCACGATCGAATCTGCAGTAATTTTCCCGTCGATGTGACCGGACAGTTCCATGAGGCCGGGCACAGTGAGATCTCCGGTCAACTTGGCCCCGGCGGCAAAAAAGGAACGCTCGCCATTGGAACCGGGTGGGGATGAAGTGGGTGAAGCAAGGGACATGTGCGTGGTTCCAATTGAGCTGAGTTTCAAAAAGTTCCGACAAACGCAGCGCCGGAGATCCGCCGGATCGTAACCGGCCACATGGGTCTGATGATACCCAAAAGATTTCAAGGAGAGACACGATGGCAAGAGCCCAAGGGGCGCGGGCGCAGATGGCGTTTGCGTTCGAGACGACCTATGGAACGCCGCCGGTGGGTGGATTCACCAAAATGCCCTTCGCCAGCACCTCGCTGGGATCGGAACAGCCGCTGCTGAACAGCGAACTGCTGGGCTATGGCCGGGATCCGCTGGCCCCGATCAAGGACGCGGTTACGGCGGACGGCGATGTGGTGGTGCCGATCGACGCCGAGGCCTTTGGCTTCTGGCTGAAGGCGGCCTTCGGCGATCCCACGACCACGGGCGCTGCGGCACCCTATACCCATGAGTTCCAGTCCGGGTCGTGGACACTGCCATCGATGTCGATCGAGACCGGCATGCCCGAAGTGCCGCGCTATGCGATGTATTCCGGCTGCGTGCTGGATCAGCTGTCCTGGCAGGTGCAACGCTCTGGCCTGCTCACCGCCACCGCCCGGCTGGTGGCGCAGGGCGAGACGATCGCCACGACGACCATTGCGGGCACGCCTGCCGAGCTGGCACTGCAGCGGTTCGGCCATTTCAACGGCGCGATCAGTCGCAATGGCAGCGCGCTTGGAAATGTGGTCTCGGCCGAGATCACCTATGCCAATAACCTCGACCGGATCGAAACCATCCGCAGCGACGGAAAGATCGACGGGGCCGACCCGTCCATCGCAGCCCTCACCGGCCGGATCGAGGTGCGCTTTGCCGACAGCACGCTGGTGGCCCAGGCGATCAACGGTGATCCCTGCGAGATCAGCTTCGCCTATGTCCTGCCGTCCGGCGAGAGCTTCACGTTCACCGTGCACGCCGTCTACCTGCCACGCCCCCGGATCGAGATTTCCGGGCCGCAGGGCGTGCAGGCGACATTCGACTGGCAGGCTGCGAAAGCCGCCAGCCCCGCCCGCCTGTGCACCGCAACCCTGATCAACGATATCGAGGCTTACTGATGATCCGACTGAACCTGACCGCCGCCCCTGAATGGCTGGAGCTTGCCCCCGGCCTGCGCCTGCAGGTCGCGCCGCTGACCACCGCCCTGATGGTATCGGCCCGCGCCGATGCCGCCCTCGAGGCCTTGCCCGAACATGCCAGTCAGGAAGAGCTGGCGCTGGCCATGGCCAAGTCCGTGGCCCGTCGCGCCGTTCTGGATTGGGAGGGCGTCGGCGACGACGCAGGCAACGCCCTGCCTGTCACCCCGGACGGCATCGACGCCCTTCTGGAAATCTGGCCG